GTGGTCCATCGAGCGGACCGCCTTGTAGGCAACACGCTCAGCAGCGATGCTGATGAGGTCGTGTGGCGAGTCAAGGTTGGCGAGGTCCGAGACCGCAACCGTCGCGCCGTACTGCGCAGCGGTGAAGTACTCGGATGAAATCGTGAGGGCATCGTCCGTTGGGGCGGTGCCTTCGGTCAGTACCGTCGTGCTGACCGCGAGGTCGGCATAACGAGCGTAGCGAAGGGTGTTCGTGCCCTTCACGAAGCGAGCTGGGACGTACATCCCTGGCATCGCGTGGACAGCACGTGCGCGCAGTTCCTCTTCAGCCCGTGCAGCAACAAGCTGCGTGACTAGATCGGAAAAGTTCGTCGTGCTGGTAGTTGTGGTAGCCATTGTATGCTACTCCTTCTTACTCAGCGAATGGATTTCCCAACGCCTTCAGAGCCTCAGAGATGCTCTTCGAGGTTGGCTTTTCTACAGGCGCGGCAGTTGCCCGACGCGCATTATTTGGATCCACTGGCGCTGGCTCCGGCTCGGCAGTCTGGGCAGTAGCAGAGGCAGCCTGACGAACAAAGTTTTCGAGCGCAGCAGCGCGGGAAACTTCATCCAGACCACCTGTGTCCTTCAAGAACTGATATGCGAGCGGGTATTCCCGTGCTAGGCGCTCCTCTTTCGCGGCTTGCTCGGCAGCAGCGGCCTTCTGCTCAAGTTCTTTAATACGGGCCTGAGCCCGCTCAAACTCGGTCATCGATGCCTGCTCCTGCTCTGCCTTCCAGCGAGAGAGCTCTTCCGCCTTAGAGCGAAGCTCATCGAGCTCCTTCTTCGTTGCGGTGAGCGCCTGATCCTTGCCTGCTAGGCGCTTCTTCCAAGTGGTGATGTCTGCCTCGCTCTCAGTGGCAGCAGCGACCTCCGCGACAGGCGCGGTGGACTCCTGCGACTCAGGGGCGGGGCTGTTCACGACTTCTTCAGCCACAGCATTTCTCCTTTTTACAACTTCCCCAACACAGCGCTGGGGTTATCTATTTGAAAGATTTCTCTGCAGACCTTCTGCAACAACTTCACTAAATTCTTTGATATCTTTGGATAGTGGATTGTTTATTGACTCGAATGCCTCTCCAAAACTTGCTGCCTGACCTATAAACGTACCGCCGATTAGGCTCTTTGCAAGCTCCTCTGGAGCCTTGGATAGTTGGGCCCCTTGTCCCTGTAGGGCTGGACGGAGGATGGATCGCCGAATCCACCCTGGGGCAGAGAACCCAAGGTTCTCCGGCATTGCAGGAATCATGATGTTTAGTGCGTACCCAAGCTCCGGCGAACGAACGATTGCACTAATGAAATCTTCATTTGATTCTGCGTTTTCTACAACCATCTCTTTAAACCTGGTGTAGTTTACAAAACCAAGTCCAGGGTGGATCCATCCATTAATTCGTGGCGCAAACATAAGAGTTAGGACTGCAGGGATTGCCTTCTGGGTCATGTATGAATATGGGTATATTCCTAGAACCGGGTGATTAATGCTTCTCTCAAACCAAGACCTCTGTGAAGCAAAGTACTGCATCTTGTCTGCAATTCTTGTTGCCCTGACCAAGGAATCTGACCATACGCCGTAAGCCACTGCAGCAATCTCACGCGCCTTTGATGGCTCCATCCCGATATCGGTCAAAGCCTTTGTGTAGAGGCCTGCCGTCTTGGTTGCCTCCGCCCCAAGGCGAGCCTCAAGGGCTGCGGGGTTTGCGGCTACCATGATATCCTCCAAAAGGAGTGTCGTTAGATCGTCTGCGTTGTTTACGCCCCAATGCTTTGCAAGGAGTGGCATAAACTCTGGAGCATACTTCGACATTGCGTTGTACCACTCTCGGTTAGCAAGCTGATTAGCGGTTGCAACCATTGATACTCGCTTATATTCGAGCGGATTTACCACATTCCATTGGGCTCCACGCGCTGCGTTTCGTACGGCACGGTTGACGTTGTCAACAAACCCCTTGCTTTCCTGCGCTGCTGCAAGGGTGGCATTTGCCGCAGCCTCACGGTTATAATACAAACCGTCTGAGACTTCGGTGTTTACGGTCCTGTTGTCGATGAACATCTTTCGGATCATCTCGGAGTCGGTGGTCTCGAGCCACTCTCGTCGGTATTCGACTCGGACATCGTCAACCAGCTTCATGATCCTAGTCTCAATTGGCTCTAGGATTCTTTGGAAAATTGGGTTACCTTTACCGAATCGGAATAGTGGGTAGAGCCTGTTGGCTACAGCTCCAATCACTGGGCGCCACGCCTTTGCCCTTCCGGTGAACCCAGTGGTCAAACCAACCACGCTAACGTCCCCAGCGGCAGCCTCAAGGATATCGTTGATTGGTCGATTGGTTGCAATATACTGTTCAAAACGCTCGCGGCCAAGTACTCGCTCAAAGATCTTCTCAATGTCGGTCTGCTCAAACCATAGACCCTGAACCGAGGTTTCCTTCTTATAGGCAAGGTTGGATACCTCGAGCATGATTTGCTCGGCCTCGCGTACAGAGATCCCCTTTGCAGTCATCTTGGTGACAAATCGTTGGACGTAATTGTTTCGAACAACCTCTGGACCGTATTTTCTAAGTTTGTCTGCAAGGCGGTCGAAACTGTTTGGGATGACCCGATTTCTTGCAACTCGTGCATCTATTGCGCTAACCTGAACATGGTCAAGAGTGTCAACGAATGGCGATGCCTGGCGGGTGAGGTACCTCTGCCCGTATTGATCGGACACCCAAGAAAGACGACGGATGACCCCATTCTCCGGAGCAACACCAAAACGATAGAGGCCTGTGGCATCCAGCGCCGGAAGGAGTTCCTTGAATGCGTCCGGAAGATTCTGTAGCTCTACCTCATTCATCTCTCGAGCCGCAATCTCTGGATGCTGCTTAATCCAAGAGATTACCTGATCCCATGAATATGGCTTACCGTAGAATTCAATTGCAGCTTCATCAAAATTATTGACAACGTTTGCTGCGATGGAACGAAGTTCGTCAAGGGCCTCGCCCTCTGCAACGGTTGAGATCTCCAGGGAGGCAAGGTCATCGATTTGAGATGCAGCAGTCGTAACTGAAGCCTTCTTGCCGGCAGCCGCCGCAACCCCCTTCGGGGTATCCATGTAGTAGGTACCATAATTCTTAAGCGAGAAGATCGACTCTTCCCCTAGGCCAGTTGCCTTTCGAATTGCGTCATCAGCGGTATTGTATACACGCGAGATATCAAGGTACAGGATTCCACGCTCTGCGTTGTCGTAGATCCCGATATAGTTTCCGTCACGACGAAGTTTCCCCTGATGCTTCTTGGCAAACTCCTTTAGCTTGTTTAATCGGAACGCCTCATTGCTGAAAAATAGATCCCTATCGATTCCAACCAATGGCTTTGCCACGTTAGAGTAAACGGCAACAGCAAAACCCTTATCCTCGCCGGCTACCTTTGCGGTGCCTCGAATGGGGTTGTAAGTTGCCCCACCATCTGGTGATACTGGGTACTTGGCATCGTATTCTTTAAGCCGCCCAACCGCCGCATCAAAGTCGACAACTTGACCACCGTCAGTTTTCCCCTCCAGGAGTTCAACTTTGTCAAGGATCTCACGTCGGGCATTCTGAGTCAGGGTCCGCTGGCTAAGGATTGTAGTCCTGGAATAAAAATCTGCTGTCGGTGCAACAAGGTTCTCATCATTTGTGATGAAGAGCCTATCGAAGACCTCCTTCATTCTTGGGTTGATGTCTGTCTTGAGGGGCGTATTGGTTAGCCCGCTCCACAAATTTGATAGCCAGCTTCTAATCTTGAAGAATACATCCTCAAGGTCCCTTATAGGTGCCACACCCGTGTAGAGGTATTTGGTAAAATCATCGGCAAACTGCTCCTCCGCCTCCCTGGTCCAGGCCTTTCCAGCAACACCATAAACCTCCATTGCGATGGCGTTGTCCTCGGGAGATAGTTGACGCCTAGCAACATGTCCAACCTCATGCAGGGCAGTTTGGACGTCTGCACCCTTGAAGAGTTGAATCATTGCCTGTCCGTCTTTTGTAAACGAGGTTGTACCAAGGACATCCTCGCCACGCTTCTGGAAGAATTGAGCTAGGATTTCAGGACTTACGCCACGGAATAGTCCTTGACGTTGGCCGGCCGCCGTTGTGATTGCGTCAACGGCCGTACCGATCTGCTCTGCGCTCGGTCTCTCCATTGCATCAACGCCACGGTTGATCCAACTATGCGGCTCAATGTTTCCTCGCTTTAGGTCCCAGAGGAACCATTGCTTTTGTGCGCCTGAGAGATCCTCAATTCCAGGGTACTCCTTAGCAAGTGAGCGTGCAAGCTTGTCTACCCACGTATTCATAACTTCCGACACGCTGCCCTTGTATACGCTGGCTGTCTGGACCTTGTTTTTCATATAGTCCGGCAGCTCATCGAATGCGGAAGTTACCGTTGGTGGCAAATCGATATTCCAGCCCTTCTTGCGGAGGATGGCCTCGACTCCCGGGGCACTGTAGCCAGCTACTTCGCTTCCTGCCTTCCTGGTTCCGTTTACAACGGTTTCACCAAGAACCGTAAATGATCGCCCCTCAGGGAGAACCTGCTCAAGCATTCCCAAAACATATTGCCGAACGGGGGCAAGTGTGCCGGCCTTGGCAAAGATATCAGAAACCAACTGCTCAAGCTGGTTTGATTCCAAGGCCTTCTCGAACACATAGGCGGACATTTGACGGTCGATGGCACCACGGCTCAATGATGGATCCATCACCTCAACGGCAAAGGTTCCAACCTTAGTGCCGGCTCCAGGGAGTAGGGTCAACCTTTCTGCAAGTAGCTCCGGGGTTTCCCCTGCGCGCATTGTAAACCACGACGGATTGTCGTTTGCAAATACTAGCGCCTTAATGGCGCGGCCAATGTTTTCCTCGGAAATTTCAATTCCACGGTATTCTTTTGGCCCGGAGGTTGGGAATTTTTTTTCTACGACACCAGGGATTTGGTTCTTAAATCGTGTTCCAATTTCCGTTGCGGAAAGACCAGATCGAACGTCGTCACCCCATCGAGCAGCAAGCTCCGCAAGGTCATCCTTACTTCGTACGCGTAGGACCGTGTAGAGGGCAGCATTTGGAGTAAGACCAGTATTTGCAGAAAGAAGACCAAAGGCAACCCGGTTTGCAACTTCTATTGGGTTCTGGAAATCAACTCCCTTTGATGCCCAAATCTTCTTATAGATTTTGATGCGGATATCCCCTGGCATCAATGCTGCGGCTGGCTGTGATTGAATAATGACCTCATCAATCAACCCAAACGGCTCTGCGCTATCAAGGCCCTTAAGTCCACCGGGCAAGGCAAACGGGATATCCGAACCTTCAAAGGTCACCAGCTCAACTGGGGACTTCTTGGAGAGCTCCTTGACCCCTGATGCATTTGCCGCCTCCACCATCCTTGGTGTTGGCTGGATCCGCTCAGCAATCGAAATAATCTCCTCTGGAGATGCATTTGCAAACTCTGACTTGGCCTTGACCAAGGTGGAGTTTAGGGTTTCAGATACTGCAACCGCATCGTCTAGTAGTGAGACCCCGTTAATTCCAAAGGTGTTCCTCGCGTACCAATCCTCAATCGTAATTCCTGCCCTACTTGCAGCACCACGGGCAATCTGATCAAGTACTGCGGTTGCCGCTGATGCCTCCTCCGGGGCAAGCCCAGGGAAGAAGGCCTTGGCAATTGCGGATCTCCTAGAAATTGTTTGAGGGACCTCTGCAAATGTCTTTGGAATTGAATTTCTTGCAAATGCTGTTGCCCTAATAAGTGACCCAAACGCCTTCATTCTAGCAAGGTCAATTACGTCCTGGAGCTCCCTCGAACCAATTCCGAGCTCCTTAAAGGCATCGTCTGCATAGGCCCTGGCTGCGTCCTCAGACATTCCCCATCCAAATCGTAGATTCCTTACCAGGAAGTCTTTTCCCAACGCTTCATTTTGTGAATACCGGATGATGGTATTCTTATCCCTAGAGAGGACGTCCACTGCTGCGTCGGTTGCAAACTGAAGGTTACTTCCACCCTGTGCCTCTCCAACACGAAGAAGGAATTCTGGGTCCCTAGCAACCGCAGCGTTTGAGATTGAGGATCCCAGTCGCCTACTAACATTGACAATTTCTGGCCGCTTAGAGAACACTCCATACTCAGGAAGTCCACCCTTGGAGAGTTCGGCTGTGAGGTCATCTATCTCCCGCGCCGGGATCTTGGCGTCTGTTAAGACTTGCCGGATGGTGACCTCGCTACCCCACTTTGTGTCAAGTGCCTCGTCAATAGTTTTTCCTGAGGTGACAAGTTCGTGGAGCCTCTTAACAATGTTTCTTGCCGTTTCATCGTATCGATTTCTAAATGTTTGTGTTGCAACTTGTACTAGCTCGGCCTTCGCAGCATTGGCAGTAGTAAGGACGATATCACCAACGCCCTTCTTGACGGCAACTTCCCCAAGGGTCTTGGACAATCTATCCATTGCCCATGAACCACCCTTCGTAGTCACAGTTCGTGACCACGCCTGAACAACCCCGTCAGTAAGTGCACTTGCAACAAAGCGGTTCTTCAAGTCGCCAATTCGTCCAAACGTTGATCCCCAAATCTTTCCCGGGATCTCCCATCGGTTAAAGAATTTAATGGTGTCATCTGCGGAGGACACAACAGCCCGCTGTGCGTCGACCGCTGCCTGGTCAGCATTCGATGCAATAAGTTGGGAAAGGCGACTTTTTGCCGCAGCGCGACCGGCGATAAGTGTCCTAAGCCCTCCGGCCCTAGAAATGGTAGATGCTCGAGCTGCAAGCTGGAACGGCTTACCGACGGGTACCAGGTTCAGTGGGTCAGATATCGCAGTCCAAAGGAAATTGGCAACACCGTTCTCACTAAATGCGCCATATTTTTCTGAACCCGGTTCTCCGAACTTGTTGACCCAATTCTCTGCAATTTCACTAATTGTTGCCCCACGTCGATACTCAGCAATAACTGAGTCTGGTGCGTTTCCCCAAAGTAGACTTACAATGTCAAACTTATTCTCTAGCGTATTTTGGATACGCGCACGAAGAACAGCCTCGGAGACCGTCTGCGACGGTCCAGTAAGCGCCTCATAGAACAGGTTGGTTGGGGCCTTTGCAAATTCTTCAACATCCTTTGTTTCAATCTTTGATGGAAGAATTTTTCCAATGGTTGCATCCGCAACACCGCCGACTGCTCCAATTGCCGGCTTGAGCAAAAGCGGACCAACAATTGGTGCACCCTCAAGACCTGAGGCAACGGCCTTACCAAGGGCAGTTCCGGTTCCAACAATGTTCCCTACGCTGGAAACAATTCCAGCACCTGGCTCGCTAACACCAACAGAAATTTTTCCAACCGAACTACCGGAAACACCAATGGACCCACCAAACCTGGGGGCCCGTGGTGCTGACGGGGTTGTATCCTGATCCGTTCCGCCGCCAACGATAAGTGGCATTACTTCGACACCCTTTCAGTAGGACGCGCAACCAGCGATGCCCTTGCGGCTTCTTGTTTACCTTCGGCCGTCAAGCTATATGCTTTTGCCAGTGACATAGACCTCCCTGTTGCAAATGAACCCTGAGACGAGACAGTTGATATCGGAACAGTTGGAAGCTTTTTAGCATCAACGGTTGTTGGGGCAGATGGCCTAATAAGGTTCCTAAAGTATGGGCTCGCTAGGCTTCCTGCTCCACCAGCGCCGAGGTAGGTCTCCTTTGCCTCTTTGGCAAATTCAGGAGACCAATCTCGTGGTTTGGTTGGGTTAAGATTAACAACATCTGGAAGATTTACTTGGCCAATTGAAGATGCAGCACCCAATGCTGATGGAACATTTCCGGTGATTGCACCAGCGATCGCCTGTCCGGCCAATCCTCCAATTGCGGCAAACGGATTTAGGGCTGAGGCAGCAAGACCAATTTGACCCAAAGTGTTTCTAGTCTGCTGTTGACGGATGTCATCGTTCAGCTTCCAAACACCAGGTTCGATCTCTGTATATTTATCCTGGTTAGGAGCCACAAAATTCAGGAACTGCTCACTATTTTGGAGGAGACCATTCTTGTATTTATCACCATAAACCTTAGATGAAAGCTCCGCAATCCTGGCGTCAACGATGGTCTTCGTGATGGAATCAACAACGTCGAGCTCAGTCATCCTAAAGGATTGTCGCTGTAGGTCAACGAGTTCAACAGAATCTGCTTTTTGTGCAATTTCTGCTTGTGCGTTAGCGACCGCTTGCTGCAAATCTGTTCCAAGGACCTGGGCCAGTTTTTGGATTACTGGGTTCTCAGAGTTAAGTAGTGTGGTGGAAAGAGATTCCGAAAGCTTCCTTAGGGCATTTGGGTTTCTGGTTCCACCAATGGATTCGTAAAACACATCGACATCAATGACCGGAATTGCTGGCAAGGATTTAACATTTGGATTTAGGTTCCTGCTTCCAACTGGAACAAGTGCTCCATCATTGGTTGCTGCAAGAACGGATTCAAAAGGATTTTGGTCAAATGATTGACCGTCTGTGGAAATGTAAATTTCTTTACCGTTTTCATAGAGATACTTGTGCCCCCAAACCTGTAGCTCCGGCTCTTGAGTGGTTGGGTTTACGCCAGGGATCCTAATCTCGTTGGCGGCAGCAACGGACTGCAGCATTGGATAATACTGACCATTAAACTTTCTAAGCGAGATCTGGTTTAGTTGGCCAGTCCCAGCCGCAACGTCAGAACCAACAATCGTACCCTGTGGCCCGGTTGCTGGCAAGTCAACTGTCGGACGCTCGAAGACACCGTTGACAAGTTGAATTTTCTGCGCAGCGTCTCCATTAAGAAGTCGCATGACATTGTTGTTGGTGGCCTCAATGCTTCCGCCCTTATAGAATTCCTGGATATTGTATTCCTTTCCATCAATGACGATGGTTACATTCATTGCCCCCTCAAGGGTAAGCTGATCGTCTGACGGAACCATTTGCCCGGACGCAACTGCGGCAGAGTTAAGAAGGTATGACATAAGGATTGTCTGGTCCTGTGAAAACTCTGGCGGAACAAGGCTCTTAATATCCTCTGCGGTAAGGCTTCCGTACCTAGTCTGCTGGCCATCTCGTCCGGTAAGAACCGGAGATAGGAATGATGCCCACTCATTCATGGCGTTCATAATGGCAAAATCGTCTTTTCCAGCTTCCTGGAGATCCTTTGCGTATTGTGTTGCAGCATCTGAAACTTCGTCCAGCTTCGATGCAGTTCCAGTTCTATAGTATAGTTTTGCGGACTTTTGGTAAAACTCTAGGTCCGTCTTGTCTCCAGTTGCTGCGTAAACCTTCTTCGCATTGTATACCAGACTATTCAGTTCGGAGTCATAGAATGACCTAATCAGATATCCACTGTCGAGACCCATCTTTACAAGTCGTTCGTCAATGTTTATTGCCCCAGAATCTACCAGTCGCATGTAGCTTGCAATAACCTCTGGGTTTGCAATGACATCCTCAATGGTAAACGGTTCTCCTTTGGCAAGTTTATCCATGGTCACCGTATCAACTGGTACACCGGACTGCGTTGCCGCAATGGCGTACAGGTTGAGGATACTTGCCTCTGCCTTCCCGGACTTTTTTTCGGCTTTTGCTACGGCTGCAGATGCCGCAGCGGAGGCAGCTCGTTGAGAGTTTACGGCAATCGCAGCCTGGATGGCTGTATCGAGCTCACTATTTCTTTCGATTCCTGAGGCAAGTGTCGACTGCCTAAATTCCCTAGCCCACTTAACGTAATCTCCATAGCTAATCTTCTTAGCAGTAAGGAGGTTATCCATCTTGCTTTTTTCTTTGTTCCACTCAGAAACCTTTGCCTCGTTTAGGGCGTTATTATATACCTCAGTCCCTGGTGTAAGGTTGTTAAGTGCAGACTGAACAAGTGACCGGTACTCTTCAATGCCGATCCTGTTCTGGGATAGCTTGGCACCAATCATGGTTATGTATGAGCTAGTTACTGATTCAAACGCCCCCTCATAATCCGAGATGTCTGAGCTGTCCGTTGAATCCTTTGCGCGACCGTTCAAAAACGATATGATTTGCGAGTAATTAGATCCGCCGGTCCTATTGAACTCCGAGATTAAGGAGTTGTAGGTTCTCTTAATGTCAAAGTTATTTGCTGCATTAATCTTCTGCGTTAAGGCCTGCCACTCCATTGAGTTTTCATCAAAACCACCAACGGAGGCAAGGCTCTTATAAAACGCAATTAAATCTTCGATTGTTGGGACTTTCCCATAAAGCTCAGTCCCGTCGTAAAATGCTTGCAGCAGAAGTCGCTCCTCAGCAGCTTTCTGCTCCTTAAGCAACGACTGAATTGTGGCGGAAAGATTTGAGGAACCTGCGCTCGATGTTCCAAACCTACCTCGTCTTGCCATTATGCTGGTACCTCATTTGTTCCTGTTGGCGCCGGAACCAAGTTCTGCGACCCAGGTTGCGCTGCGTTTGACGGCAGAGCCTCCGCCGGTAGCTGGGCTTGATTCTCTGGCTGGTTCAATGACTGATTCCCCGGGACGCCCCTCTGGAGTGTCCTTTGGGCATTATTAGCCTGCTCTTGGGTAAGCTCCATCTGCTGCTGAACCTGTTGCTGCTGTGCGGCAAGGTCCTGCATCTGCATCTGCTTAAATGTTCCCATGACATTTGCCATTGTGGCAACTGCGGCAGGGTTGAGGGTTGCATCCGTCTGTTCGTCGCGGATGAGTTCCTTCTCGCCAATAGGATCTTCCACGCCCACCCGATCCATTGCGCGTTCTGCGCTCCAGATGCGGTTCTGGACGAGGTTGATGGCTGTGCTTGCAAGCTCCAGCGTATCCCGTGGCGTGAGTTCTGGGGCGACGATCTCAATGCGGTATTCACCATTGATGATTGATCTTACTGCCGGGTCCTTCTCTTCCCAGATTCGTGCGCACATCTCCCAGACCTTCTTCATCCACGAGTAGAACACCTTGCGCTTTGGCGCGAGGCGTGACTCGTAGTTGGCGATGAGGGCTGCGATGGCGCGGGACGAACCGAGTACCTGCGCGGGCGCGAGGCCGAGGAGCAGGTCGTTGAGACCCGTCGCCACGGTCAACTCGCGGTCAATGCGGGCGACATAGGCTTCGATCTGGAACTGAGGGATGAACGGCTGGATGGCACGGAGTTCGTTGCCAGGACCAGGCGTTGCAACGCGACCCGGCTTTGGCAGCGCGTTCGGTGGTACCTCATCAGGAGCTTCGGCTCCGACCAACTGCCACATCTGACCACCGACGATGGACTGGATCATCTGCGCCATTGCAGTGACCCGCTCGTCCTTCTCGCGGAGCAGTTGCTCGGGATCGTAGAGCGCAGGCTTGCCGTATGGGCTGCCTGGGATCTTGCCGTTCGGGAGGTGGATGTACGGAATCTGTCCTGCGTACTCAGGGTGCGCGTCATTCTTGACGAGCGTGTTGCCCACGTAGATCGCATTGTACACCAACGGCGCCTTCCCTGGCGACGTCGGCACCTTGTACCAGTAATCGTAGACTTCCACCTGCATCTGCTCGTAGGCGGTCTCGCGGCGGAGCGGGTTGCGCTCAAAGGCGTTCGCCCAGACGTTGCCGATAGGATCGTCGTGGCTGCCACGGCTTGTGTAGGGGAACCACTTCTCGCCCTGCTTGACAGGGATCACGTTGACGCCGTAGTCCTCTTGGATGGACTGTGGCGACATCCCGTAGGTGTAGAGCGCCCAGTCTAGGCGGTTGTAGTCGCTGTTGCCGAAGCCAAGGTAGAGGTTCTCGGGTCTTTCGATAATTGAAACCTTTGGAATCCTTTCAACCGGATCCCAATATACCTTTGCTGCGGTGTGCCCGTAAAGTTCCTTTAGTAGTGCAGCCTGCTCATGCACGAGGTCAACGTCATTGGCATCCCACCACCTAAAATACAATCGCTCCCTGAGTTGTGCTGCTTCTCTATCTGATTGTTCTGATCCCGTTGGAACATAGTTCACAACTGGGCGAACCGCTTGGATCGCCGCAGGGATCTGGACGTAGGCGTGGTGGATGTTGACGGAGACGTGGGCGCGACCAGCGAGGCGGGCGCTTGGGTCTTCCGACCAGTGGTCTGCACCACCGAGCGTCATCGTCTCTGGGTGGTAGAGGTTGTCCATACGGCGGAACAGCGCCTTGAGGCGGTTCTGCTCTGGATCAACCAACTGCTTGCGACCAAGGATCTCCTGAAGCAGGGTGAAATCTTCCGACTGCTTCGGGTCAAGTTCCTGCGCAACAAGCGAGGACTCCAGCATCTTCAGCGATGCGGCTTCGCTTGGCGACAACTTCTCTACGTTTGGTTGGATGCGGAGGGTTCCAGAACCACCACGTAGACCAGCAGAAAAACCCCCAGGAGCGCGTCGGCTGCCCTTGGAGGTGGCGTTCATTGCAACAGGGGCGTTCGCCACTGGTGCGGTTCGTGGGAGCGGGGAGTTAGTAGCTCCGGCGGGTAGGCGGAGGGAGCCGCCGCCGGAGCTATTGATCTTCGTTGGTGCGGTTGCGAGAGGAGCGACGCGGTCCATTCGGTCGCGGATGACAGCGCCCTTCTGAAGTCGTCGCGCCTTGTCGATGGCCTTGCCGATGGCAGCAATCTGCTCTGGCTTGGCGACCTCTGGGTCAGTCGTGTACTGACCTGGTACGCCTCGCGTATCCTGGAATACTGCTGGAATCTTACGGACCTTAGCCATTAATCACTCACTCCAAAATAGGTGAAGGTGGGATTCTCCACGCCCTTCTCAGGATTACGCAGCGCGTGTCGCACGGCGATTGCTAGTGCCATCACGGCGTCTTGCTCAAGTTTCTTATCGTCAAGTCGGTAGATGAGGAGTTGCCGCTTCAGCTCGTCCCACGCACCGCCAATGGGGAATTCAATCTGACCCTTGTCGATGACCGCTTTCAGGTCATTGAGGAGTTCCACCTTCTTCGCCTTGGTGCCACCGAAGTCAAAGCCTCGGAGCGGGCGGATCATTGAGAACTCCTGCTGGAAGAGCCTGCCACCGAGTCCCGTGGAATCTACGATGGTGGTGCAGAAGGCGCCGTCTTGGCTGTAGAGGAGGTGTCCCTCTCTCACCATATTAACAACTGCGGAGATACTCTGCTTGCCGCTGCGCTTGCGAATGCGGACTCCACGGATCTTCCTGCGGTCGGTGATGTCTAGTGTGATCGCCCACGTCGCGTCGTGCGAGATCCCTGGGTCTACACCCTGCAC